GATCATCAAGCATAAGTAGAGCGAGTGCTACCACTTCATTCCACCGCTCATCTAATTTTTCTGCACTATCTAAGTTATCAAGAATCTCGTGCATTATCATCTTATTTTCTTTACTCATTCTCTCTATCGCTTCCATTAAATATTCTATCGGCATTTATTCACCTCACATATACCAACCGTAGATAAGTTTAATTCTTTCAGGTATTACAAATTCTGTATTACATTTATGACAACATCTACCCATTTTAACGGGTTGTGCATTATTTGAGTCATGCACCGTTGGCATAATTACATTACAGAAGCAACACCTTTCAGGTTTATCTTCAGTAGTTTCCATTATTCTTCCTCTCCAGTTTCAACATAAATGTCAGCAAAGATACCATATAGTAATCTCTCAACATGAAGTTTAGAAATCCATTCACCTGCTCTATGTTTAACAGGTAATGTTTCTATTGCTCTTTGCGTCATAGCCATCGCTAACTTGTTTATTCCTTTTCCTTTATTTCTCATTTCATCTCTCTCCATTCTTTTAATACAAATGCTGCAAACGTTACCCAAATAAATAAAACACACCAATATGCTTCACTCACTCTTCTTCACCGACCATACTTTGTATCAAGTTTATTTGTCCTAAGAGGTAAGCAATTTGTTCACTTACTCGTAACTTACCACTCTTCTTATTCTTCATCCAATGTTCAAGACTTTCAATTCCTGCATCGGATAATACTTGCTCTAACTGTTCGCTTACTTGGTTATAATAATCTATTAAATTCATTCATCCACCACCCTCGGTGCGCGTAAAATTTGAACATTACTACTTAATACAGAAATAGGTGAATCATCATTAAACGCAATAATAAATTCTTCTGTGTCTAATACTTTATGTAGTGGTCCTGTAAATTCTACTGTTGCTAAAGGGCCGGTCCATTGTTCGAGTCCGACCGTTACTTTAACAGACTCACGATTTTTAGTAGAAGATATTGTTAATACCCCATTATCATATTCTAACTTATAGATTCCACTACCAACATTTTCACATGACATAATAGCATCTTCAAACTCTCCGGTATTTACCATCATTACAGAATGTAGTTTAGTTTTATCACTAATATTTAAACTTGTTAAACTATCTATAACATTAATAGCGTGGTCGTAATCTGCACTAAAGTTTTCTTTACTATACTGAATTTGCTCATTATTAGGGTGTCTATCTAATAAGGGTAACTTAATTAAACTACCATTAGTTGCTAACTGTAACATACCTTCTTCTGTTAATACTTCTATTAACACATTACCCGTTTTAATATATTTATTGAGTAGGTCATAACTTATGCAACATCGTCCTGTTTCAAGGATTTCTACGTCTGCATCTATTTTGATTTTGACATATGTAGATTCATTCCCATTATACAAATAAATTTCGTTTTCTACAACTTGAATAATAACTGCACTTCCCAGTGAACTGGTCCTTAATTCAGTTCCTTGATTCCATCTACCTTTCAGTAAAACTGCTTTTAATTTCTCACTTAATTTTTTTCCATCTATTACAAATTTCATCTAAATCACCTAAAATTGGGGGGAACAGATTGACGCGCCGATACGCCATAATCCAAAGGAGGATTGAAGTTTTCTATTCATTACCGGATAAAACCCCGAAAGTGACACTATGACTAAATCAAAGTGTTCCGTCCTTTAAAGCGTCAAGACCATTCCACACAATCTTACCGCCTTCATTTTCAAGTAGGGTGAACGTTTGCCCCACATTTTCTGCGTTGGTTTTACTTTTCTTAACCTTCGCAAGTAGTTTTGTTGTTTTGCCTCGTTCTTCCTTTACACATTCAATGTATTGGTAGAGTTTAGCAGTTGTTGATTTCTCCCAATCAGGTTTACGTCCAACAATATCAAACCCATCATGCACCTCTTTCATATGTGTAATGAAAAACTTATTGCATTCAAGTTGACAAGCCGCCTTAAACAAACGCTTGTATTCTTCTGTTCGTGCAAACCATTGTGTAGGGACCATTTTTACCTTATCTGCTGCTCTTGGGTCACCACCCTTAATATGATTCATTCGTGCAATCATATTAGTTGTATCTAACCATGAGTCAAGCCCATCGAATACAATAGCCTTTACTGCTGGAATTTCAACAGTTTCACCATCCCATTCAATTTGCTTTTCATTGATGGCTTCATTAACCATAGCAATAAAGAATCGTGCCATATCAGCAGTAGCAAAATAATCCACCGTCATATCCTCTCTAAAGACATACGGATTAAAGATTACTACCTTATCATCACTTGACCAATGTTGTCGCCATGTAGGTTCAGCACCTTCATCAAAATCAAGAACAAACAGCCAATGTGTTTCTAATTCTTCTTCTGTTCTACAATCTAAACAAACCCCTGTTTTACCTGTTCCGGGGTCGCCACTTACACCACAAATCATAAACGCTTGTTGTTGGTCAAGTAGTTTTTGCCTTTGTTGCATGGCTCGCATTTTTGCTTGTTTAAATGCTGAGTCCCTATCGTTACTTTTACTCTTCTCTAATGTAGCACCTGCCGCGCTACCTTTTTTATTTCCAATTCCCATATCATTCATCTCCTATTTTAATCATTTCTTCTTCGCATATTACTGCTTTAAATTGCTCTTTTATATCATCAAATTGTGTGTCATAAACTTGGCGGGTAAACATTTTCCCGCTCCTTAAATGTAGTCTAATTGAGAATAGAGTTCTTTCCGAATACTGTTCTTCGTCATCTATTTGTTTCCACTCAATACATTCTACTTCTGATAAATCTAATACAATCTGATTTAATCTCAAATATTTTTCCATATAATCACCTTTAGTGTGGGCCTTGCACCCACTCGGTAGTCAGATTTAGCCCACTACTACGCAAAGGTTTTCACCGGTAATCTATTGATTAAATTAAATTATGGAGAAGGTAGGACTCGAACCTACGGCCTTCTGGTTGCAAACCAAACGTTCTTCCAACTGAACTACATCCCCTATAATTTAATCTCACCAAAAGTCTACGTCATCATCTGAATCAGCATCTACGTTAGCATTACCCAAAGCAACGCGAGCATAAACACCGAATAGATTAATTGAAACAGGGTTCCATTCATCTTCAAGATAATTACCATCTGAATCCTTCTTTTGTGTTTGATTTGTTCGTCCAAGTAAGACAATATCAGAACCAATACCAAAGTCGATATTCACACCTTCAGGAATCCAAACAGGTGTTGAGTCAGACATTTCTTCATCTTCAAAACCATAGTTTGCATCAACAGGTTCAATCCACATAACACGGTTGCCTGTCTTTTCATTAGGTGTAAGATTCATACTTGTTACAATACCATCAGTTAGAACCATCTTAATTCCTGTCTGCTCTCGCAAGGCATTATGATAATCTTCCAATTCAATTAAGTCTGCAACATAATCTCCCATATGTTCTGCTACCAAATCTTCCATAGTAAGACCTGAAGTATCAACGTGTGTATCTGATTCAGGGTCCAATGTATCATTGTAAGTTAGACTTTCAAGTGTTCGTCCCTTAATACCGTATGCCGCTCCACGTTCCTCATTTAGAATAACGTGTAGATGTAGCCAACGATAATGGTCTGCTGACCAATTCTTTGCCGCATCATTCTTTAAACCAAGAGTATAGTATTCAAACTCTCCACCTGCTTTCTTAGCAATAATATGTAGACGCTTTCTAAACTCTTCAGCCGGAAGTGGCTTTCCAAATCGGGGGTTTGAATCTCCACTCATAAATGCCTTAACATTATCAACAGGAACAATCCACTTTCCATCATCTACTTCAATTGCTGATGCTGGAACTGATGGAAGATTCTTTGTTTCCAATGTTCCATCAATGACTTGACTCTTTTCAAAAGCCCCTGCATCTGTTTCAATAATTTCAGCAATTCGACCATCGTTCAATACTGCATTAGGATTGGACCGATAATCGTTCTGAATAGTTCGGCGCTTCCATTCTTGAACATCTCTTGCAGGTTCTTCACCAACAACAAATCCCCAAATAGAGTTACCAAAACCACTTGATGATTTCTTCCCCTTAAGAGAACCACGAACAAAGTTTCTTGTTAGCGTCAATGCTACCATACTTTGTCGGTCATCATTAAGGTCGAGGCTATTACTTGAAGCAATTTCCTCATACTTCTTATTCATTTCTTCCTCGCTCATACTCATTCTTTTGCTCAATGCGCTCAATTCTTTTTCTATTTTTTCGCTCATATTTTTCACCTTTTTTCATTCATTCATAAATTGCGCCACAAACCATGACGCTATAATCTTAGGGGTCATCATTCGATGCCTCCATTCCATTTCACCAAGTAGCCTAAGCCACTTAAACTTTGTTCTTCTATCTTCTGAAGAATCTAACACAATCTGATGTAGATTTTGTGTCATTACTTTAATATCCTTACCTTTGTAAGTTTCATCTAATAATATTTCTAATGCTTTTTGGCACTCGCCTTCATTAATTAAATCAAATATATTTTGATAAGTAGATATAAATTCTTTACTCATATCTATCAAGTTACGTTTACTATATGCACTTGCTTGTAATTCATTAATTGCTCTACGCATATCACCATTTAATGATTCAGCAAATACTTTTAGTTCTTCAGCAGTAACTGTATAGTTTTCTTTAGCACAGATTTCATTTAACATTAAACACATATCCGTCACATTAAGTCTATTAAAAGCATAGTTCGCACATCTACTTCTAATAGGATAATCAATATCATGCGGGTCATTACATGTAATGATAAATCTAATACTTGTTGCACGTTCCATTGTTCTTTTTAATGCTCTTTGTGCGTCACGATGCATCCCATCCAATTCATCTAATAACATAATTTTAAATGGGACTTCAGGATTACCTTTCCAAGAAGCAAAGTCAGCCACTTTAGTTCTAATGGTTTCCAACCTTCTATCTTGACTTGCATTAATTTCCATAAAGTGAGTATCATAATGTTCACCTAAGAAATGTTTTGCTAATACAATTCCTGCTGTTGTTTTACCTGTTCCTGCTGGACCATAATAAAGTAAATTTGGCATATCTCCTTTACTCATCCAACCTCTTGCATCATCTACAAATCTATCTTGTCCTACTATTTGCTCTATTGTTTTTGGTCTATACTTTTCAGTCCAATTCATTATCAATCTCTCCTAATCCTTCACAGTCATTACAAGGCATATCAATCATATTGCCTGTCCCATCACAAGTTTTGCACTTGATTTTCGCAACAGCCCATGAATTCCCTGTTTTTCTATTTTCTTCTATCAAAACGTATTGTTTATTTGTTCTCAAATAATGAGAAACTTTACGTTGTTCAGGAACATATGCAAAACTTACCTTTCCCGGTGTTTCTTCAATGAAGGTAATAATTTCATCTATTACTTGTCTTGCTGTTCTTGCTCGACCATCTTTCATAACATGGTCAATATAGTTCTCAGAATATTTCATTCTCCCACCTTTAGTAATGCTTCTTCAGGTGTAAAGTTATCATTGTAAAAATCTCTCCATACTAAATATGATAATTTTTTCTGTGTTAGTTTTTCCATTGAACCATACCATCGCTCAAAAGATATACCATAACTTCTTCTCAATTTTTTATTCATATAAATTCCTCTAATTTCTTATTGTGTTTTCTTACACTTATTTTCCTTTTGTTCTTTTTTAGATTCAGAATTTTACATTCGTCTGTATCTAATTGTTTAGTAGCCCACTCTTTGTATGAATCATTTTCTAATAATGACTTCACCAAATATGCTTCTTTTGTTTTCAAATTTAATTTCCTGCAAATTTTGGGAACGGGACTAAACGTTCTCCTTTTACCAAATTTGGGTCTTGAACGACTATGACCACTTTCACTTAATGATAACAATTCATAAAAATAATCCGTGGACCATCTTCGCATAATTGAATCTACAAATGATATTTTATTAATACTTACATTACCCATTACCCAAGTTAATATTTGAATATCAGGTGGTTTATTATGTTTCATTAATTTTATTACTTCATCTCTATCAGGATTATTAAGATAGTCTATGGTTAAATCGTAAATGCTTTTATCAATTGATGTGATGATATTACTTCCGGGTGAAGTTCTCTTTTT